TGATGATGCTTATTTTGATAGGTGGGTGCTAATAAATTTCAAGAATGTTATAACTAAGGAGAATATTGATCCTTTCCTTGTGGAAAAACTGTGTACTCCTACTGAAATAAGTGGATTGTTTAACTTCGCTTTGACTGGGTTGAAGAGATTAATAAGACAAAAATGGTTTAGTTATGATAAAAGTTCAGATGAAATTAAGCAGGAAATGTTACAAAACAGTAACCCAATAGCTAATTTTGTGTATAACTGCCTATCTCCCGCACATCAAGATGATTTCGTCCATGTAAGAAAAGATATAATGTATCAGGCATATTGTGATTTCTGTGCTAAAAAAGGATTGGGTCGAGATACTGATGATAAATTCTATAAAGATATTTTTAAATATGCTCCGTATTTGAGAAATTATAGATCCAACGAAGTTGGCCGTCCTCACTGCTATTCTGGGGCTAGAATTATCCAGCAAAATGACTAATGCTTTACCTAGGGCGTCCAGGGTATTTGATAACAAAAGTAAATAGGTTGGACACTCTGGACAAAAGCACTATTATTTGGTTATCTTGTCAAGTTTATGGTATAATATATGAAAAACCCAGACCCTCACAAAATACAAGAATATGTCAAATCTCATACCCCTGAAGACATAGCCTCAAAACTAGCTTATGTGTCTCATTGGTTAGTTTATGACTTTTGGGATAAAGCAGGGAATATGACGACTGATGATTGGACTGTTCATTGTGAGGAGATGCGGTACAAGGAGAAATTTTTAATTGAGTGTGTGAGGTATATGAGGGAGGGGGAGCAGGGGAGATTAAAGATATAATTTTATGAAGACATTAAACCTTTATGCTATTTGACAACACTGTATAGATTTGATATAATTTAATCATGGAACGAAATAAAAAAGGACAATTTGTTAAAGGTAGTAATGGCAATGCTTATAATGGTTTTGGTATTTGGTATGATAAAAAAGGTTATCCCACCATTTGGATAAATAATAAGTCTATTAAACTTCATGTTTATATTTGGGAAAAAGAAAACGGAGAAAAGCCGAAAGGAATGCAACTACATCACAAGGATTTTAATAAGAAAAACTATGATATTGAAAATTTAGAATTAGTTAATCAATCAGACCACTTCAAAATACATGCTGGGTGGAAAAGAGAAAACGGAGAATGGACAAAGAAACCTTGCAAGGATTGTAAAAAACTATTACCACTTAATAATTTTTATCAAAGAAAAGGATTAACACCGTCAAATCATTGTATTGAGTGTAGTAAGATTTTATTCAAAGAAAGAAACACTGAAGAATATAAAGCAAAAAGAAAAATATATGTAAAAAATTATTATAAATTGCATAAAGAAGAAATTTTACAAAAACAAAAATATAAATGGCATAATGATAAAAAATATAGAGATAGACAAAGAGAAAACATGAAAAGAAATAGTGAAAGGAGGAAATGTTTATGAAAGTGCTGAACTGTTATTGTGGTTTGGGGGGCAATAGGAAGTTGTGGACTCCAAAGGGAGATGAACATGATATAACTGCCGTGGAATACAAGCAAGAGATAGCAGATATATATAGTGATTTTTTCCCAAAGGATAAGGTTGTGGTGGCAGACGCTCATCAATATCTTTTGGATCACTACAAAGAGTTTGATTTTATATGGTCTAGTCCGCCGTGTCCGACGCATTCT